TCTGCCAGCCTGCAATTTTAACTGGATGACGCTGATAGACTGCATTGCTGCGTCAACGAGTTGTTGAGCGTGGAGTGCGGCGGCGGATACCGCTGCCACATGCTGCGCTGAAGTATCCGTAACCCAGGCACTGCCATTCCAGCTATCGTACATCGAGGCAGGCGCGGCACTGGTAAAACCGTCTTTAATTGCGCCGATATAATCAATGGTAGAAGCACTACGGTCTGCCGTCGAATATACCGTTTCGCCGCGATGGTCTTCCTGTCGTGACCAGGCCTGTTCCGCAAATACCATTACATAACCGTCACCTGCGATGCCAGGCTCAATATCTGTGGAATGTGCAGGGAGGCCAACACCGACAGCCAGATACTCATCACTTGAACCAGTATATTCGCCGGTTTGTGCAGCGAAGTTATAAACGGTGATGCTCCCTGCCTCGGTAGCGATTTTGGTGTTATCCAGTACTGCTGACGTCATTATGCGGCCCTCACGATGTAGTTAAATGCGATGTTACGCGGACGGGTCTCACCGGAGGAAACCCCCTGCCAGGATGAGGCAACCCCCATAGTTGAGTTTGCATAACCTGCCGCGCCGCCACTGTTTGTGTTTTCTTCCATCGTACCGCCATCCCCTGCTGATGCCTGCGGGCTGTATTTCACCGCTCGCGAATTACTTTTACTTAATGCCGCCCCCGTCCAGAGAGACAAGGCATGTTGGTGTTCAGTAAATGCATGCCCCTGCGAGGACAGCAAAGCACGTCCGGCGTCAACGCCGCGCCCGTCATCCCAGCCGCGAATGAATTCGCCACGCAGGTCAGGCAGCACAAGAGCTGGGTAAGCCAATGCCAGCTTCGGATATTGTGCGGCGGTAAATGTCGCGCCGTTGCACTTAAGCCAGCCTGCTGGCGGTGCAGATGTGGGCCACGGTACAGGTGTACCCACGGGCAAAGCCGAGCCATCTCCTAAACCAAGGTATTCGAGAAGAGCCGCGACAGATTTTCCGGATAACGCCGTGAGGGTGTTATCAAGTGGTTGCTTCCCCGCCAGCGCATTTGTCATGGTGGTAGCAAAGTTTGGATCGTTACCAAGAGCGGCGGCCAGTTCATTCAGCGTATCCAGCGCAGCCGGGGAGGATGCCACTAATGCGGCGATGGCCGCTTTAACAAACGCGGTGGTTGCCAGTTGCGTATCGTTTGCTGTCTGTGCGGCCGTGGGTGCTTTGGGTGTTCCGGTAAAGGTCGGGCTGGCAATCGGCGCATATTGGGTGTGTGGGTTGCTGGCTGCAATATGCTGGCTCAGCAGGTTATCCACATAAGCTTTTACCTCGATCACCCTGTTATCGACGTATTGTCGTGTTGCCAGCACCACGGCGGGATCAATCTTCAGTGTGACTGCTGCTGTGGATGATACGATCAGCACCATGCGAATGGTCTGCGTGCGCCCGCTACCTTCCTGTAACAGCGGTTTATAGGTTTCCGGGCAGTTTGCCACGGCAACCAGCACGCCACTGTCATCGTAAAGGCCGATTTCACGGATCCAGTATCCGCCCTCGTTTTCCGGTATCACCTGCTCAGCAATAATCTGGCTGCTGTTGTTGGGGTCAATCGACAGCATATTCAGTGCCGCGATGCGTTTCTGGTTAATCAGCGCAGTCTGCGCCGGGTCAGGGGTGGGTAGTACCCCATTGGCGTCGCCAACCGCCATCTGCGTGATATTGAGTGTCGTACCGAGCGCCGCCGCATTCGCCAGCCGCGCGGCGCCCTGATTGGTCAGAATGGCAAAATATTTTGCTGTCATGCGTTAACTCTCGTGTTCTCTATCAAATGTATGGCCGAAGCCGGGTAGTAATCACCACCAACGGCGATCTCTTCCGGCAGGTAGGGGTAAACCGTCACCGCTGCGCCATCAAACGTGGCGGCGCCAACATATAATTCACCGGCGCTCTGAAGCTGGATCGACAGCCCGATCAGATGCCTGCTCAGCGGCTTCGCATCCTGAATCAGCCGCTCAAGCTCCTGATATGTTTCCTCAGTGATGCCCTGTTCCTGGACGCCGATATCCAGCCGGAAAGTGCCTGGCTCTTCGCCGGTCTGCCACCATTCACTTACCCGAATCAGAAAGCCGAACGGCTCAACGACCCGGCGCAGCGCGTGAATGGTTCCTTTCTGGCGGTGAACCATAAAGGCGGCTCTGATGACGGCGCGCTTTGTCTGTTCCGACCAGTTTTTGTCCCAGCGATCAACTGACAACGCCCAGGCGAGGTAGGGCAGGAATATCACAGGGCACTTATCCGGATCCCAGAGCTTGTGAAGCTCGACGGGGATCGCGTTAATCCTTGCCGTGGCGGTTTCGGTGCGGCGCAAAAACTGACTGGCGGTGGGGGGCAACAGGCTGTTACTCATTGGTGCCTCCCTGGCTGACAGTGACGTTAACGCACACCGCTGATTGCGTGTCATCGATCACGATATCTGTGGCGGGGGTTGTCAGCTCAACGCGCTGTACACCCTGAACATGTAACGCAGCCATCACTGCGCTGCGGGCAACATCCCGCCCGATTTTCCCCTGGGCTGCCAGCCATGCCGTCAGTGAGTCCTGCGCAGCTGTCAGAATGGGTTCGGATTCCGGCCCCGGATAGAGATAAAGCGTGGCGTCAATTTCATAGGTGACGATCTCTGCACTTTGCACCGTAAGACGATCCCCAACCGGGCGCCGGTCTTCTGCGGACAGTGCTGCATTCACGACAGCCAGTAACTCCGGTGAAGCCGTGCCATCACCTTCGGTTGATAACACCGACACCACAACCACGGCAGGAGAGGGGCTGACTGCTTTTGCGTCTGCCACTTTGCCGCTGGCGCTTCGGGCGTAGTACTCGTAAGCCCCCGTTGGCCCGGCCACGCTCAGACCTTCAAACGCGGTTTGCGCGCGCAGGCGCAGGGCCGTATCACTTTCCATTACGGCATCGCTCGTATCTGTCTCCGGCGTGATTTCAAGCCTGGCGGTGTTGAGGTTGGCGGCCAGATTATCCAGATCGGTGGACTCTGCGTGACTCAGCATGCAGGCGGCAGCACCTTCGTTTATCTGCTGGCGTAACATCATCTCCCGGTATGCCACGACCTGCGCAATGACATTCAGTGGCTCAGATTCGAATCCCAGCGCAGCGGTTATTGCAGACTGCTGATCTGCCGGGAACGCGGCGATAATGACGGCTTTTACATCCAGTAAAATCCCCTCAAAATCCAGCGTTTCGATAATTTGCGGCTGCGGCAGCTGCGATAAATCAACCGTTGCCATGACTGTCGCCCCTGAGTGTTATGGTGGAGGCCTGCTGTTCCATGGTTTCCGTCAGCATGCCTGACATATTCGCTGTTACCGCGCCGCCCGCAGAGAAAGCCACGTCCACGGTGCTCAGCGCTATTCGTGGCTCCCACGTTGCCAGCGCGATGACGATCGCGCTCATCAGCTGCATGCGGGTAACGTTGTTCTGTGGGTTATCGATAAGATCCTGAACCAGCGAGCCATAGTTACGGCGCATCAGCCTGGAGCCAATCGGGGTGCGGAGGATATCGCTCACCGACTGCCAGACATGATCGGCATCCGTAAGCGTTCCTGTCCCGTCCGGGTTCATGCCCGTATAGCGCGCTGTCATTGCGTGCCCTCCGTCCAGCTCCCGCCCCGCTGCACACTGCCGTGCGAATGGTTGTCCACCTGCACACCGTTTGAGGTGAACGTCCCTTTGCCGTGAGTGAAATTCCCCTCCAGATTGCCTCCCTCCGAGACGGTGAACGTCCGGGTTTTCAGCAGGCTGGTACATTCAACAACCGGCGTATCCAGAGTGACGCTGACTGCCGCTTCCAGCCTGGCGGTTTTGATTCCGGAGACGGTCAGCGCCCCGGCGCTGGCGTCGTAATGAAACCGTGCACCGTCCGGTGCGGTCATGACCATCTCGGTGGCCGATGCACCCGGAGCCGGGTTATCGTTGCTGTACAGGCTCCCGCCAATAATGGCGGTTTCGGGGTTTCCGCCCATGCACAACAGCCAGATCTGTTCACCCACAGCAGGGGGAATCCATACACTGAATGCGCCCGCGCGCTGCGCATTCCAGCGAAGCCAGGTGGTGGTGAGTCCGCCGCTTTCCACGCGCACGCGCCACCGGCTCACATCGATCTCAGTTACCGTGCCGGTGCGGACAACGTTTTCCAGCAGCCGGATCAATTCAGCGGCATCCACTATTGCACCCCCAGCGAATCAATGACCTGGCGGGCGATTGCCATGCGGTCAGCTTTGCTCAGCCCGAGCAACTGGCGGCGTGGATAGGTTGCCACCGCACCGCTGTTGTTCACTTTGTCGCGCAGGCCATACTGGTGCACGCGGGCGATCCTCGCTGCCACTCCGGAAAAGCCAACAGTCGCACCGTCAGTGTCAGCACGCGCTTTCAGAAACCGTGCCGTTCGAAGACGGCGGAACATCGGATCGGGCTTCGTGGTATCACGGCGAACCTCCGTAAAACTGACATCGAGATAGCGCTCAATGTCTTCCCGATAGAAAGTACGCACCGCACCACGCTCTTCATCAAACCCCGTCAGCATCCGGCCACGGCTGCCCCGGCTGGCCTGCCAGTTTTTCAGGCGCCGGGTTTCACCGTTCCAGATAAAACTGATGCCAGCCTGTGAGCGCAGAACGCGTCGGCGTCGCTTCTCAAACTTGCTGCCGTCCGGGGCTTCCTGCCGTCCGATGCGCTGGCTCTGACTGCGGCGAAGGGTGGTGGCAATATTTCTGGCTGTGCGCAACCGGCCCGCCGGAGCTATCCCGGCCAGGATGGCGGCAAACACATCATCAAGCTGCTGAAACAGCGCGATATCATCACTCATGGCACGACCTCACCGGCATCCGGATCAAGGAAAACGGCATCCCACTCACCATGGCAAAATCGCGGGCGGTCTTCCGGCAGATGTGTCGCCATGGCAACACCACTCTCATTACTGACCATGACTCGCTCCCATACCGGGAGCGTAAACAGGATATCGGCTGCGTCATCGCTCAGTATGTCGGCCTCAAATTCAATTTTTCTGTTGCTGTCAGGGTTCAGCAGCAAATCGGGTTGATGCTTCCAGACCCAGGCCAGCAGGGGGAGCATGAGATCATCGACATGGCCGGGAAACTCCATCGCCAGCACTTTGATTTCGTAGCGGTACATAAACGAGCTTTCACCGGTTGCCTGAATTTCAATAGCGCCTTTCTCCGTCCAGACCGTGATTTGTTCTGGCCTGGCTCTGCACCACTCATTACCGGCAATCAGCGCCCCGCGTAGCAGTTCTGTTTTTTTCATGGCCTTGCTCCTGTAAGCCCGGTTTGCGTACTCTGCTGCGCCCGCTGCTGTTCTATCTCGCGAATGCCCGCCAGCTGATTATTTGCCGTTTCGACAGCCGCCAGCAGTGGCTGTATCCATAACACGGCCTGGCAATAGGTCAGCGTGCCGGGGGCAGCGGTGCGATCACTGGCTGTGTCAGGCCCGGCGGGAGCGGCACCGAGGGCGCTGGCACGTAAACGGTTTGCGTACCCGAGCAACCCGCGAGCAACACTGACAGGAACAGCAAAATCACAGGTTTTTTCATGGCGGAGGATCTCCCGGTATTCGATTACGGCTTCATCCGAGCTGGCACTGGTGAGCGCACTGGCATGTGCGGCATTCGCTGCGGTCTGATTGAAGCGATTGATATTGAAAACCTGAGTCGCAATCGCCTCGCGCTGTAGTGCGTTATCAGACGCCAGCACACGCTTATCGCTTTCCGCTGCGCTCAGGTCTGCTCTGGTGGAAACCAGCCACACTGCGAGCGTGGCGATAATTACCAACGCTGTTGCGCCTGCAATGATCGTAATGCGGTTCATTTCTGGCCCCACAGACACACCTCGCGCTCAACTTCGCGACGATTCATCAACCCTTTCCACTTTTTGCCGCCAGCGTAAATCCACTGACGCAGCCCGTCACAGGCGGCACTGTAATTACCGGCATTAAGCTGACGCAACAACGCGGAGCGCTCAAACGCCGTGACACCAACGTTGTAACTGAACGTAATAAGCGCTGCTTTCTGGTACTCGCTGGCGGGCACCTTAACGGAGCGATCAACAGACTGTGCGAATGGCACAAGGTCTTTTTGCAGAAATGCACGGCATTCGGTTTCGGTGTATTTTTTACCCGGAATAATGTCCCTGCCTGTGTGCCCGTAACAGACGGTAAGCACGCCAGCAACATCGTGGTAAGGTGCGTACCGGACGCCCTCCAGCTCAGGGAGCATCGTCCCGGCAATAGCCAGCGCGCCAGCGCCGGTCATCCCTGCCAGCTTATTTCGCAGTGCGGGTGATATCGCCATTATTCACCTACCTTTTCCAGTGCCCTGACCGCCACCTGCACTGCCGCCGGGCGCTCATGTGAGGGCTTATCTTTCACCTCGTTGAGGTAGCCACTCAGCATCTGCGTACGCTTTTCATCTTCTTTACGCCGACGACGCGCATCCAGCCTCCCGCTGACATAAGAGGCCAGGGAAATAATCAGCCCTGCTGCACCAAAGAACATGTACACCAGATCCTGTGTGGTAAATCCTATCGCTGCCGCCAGCGCGGCAAGCCACGCAAAGATCTGCGTGAAGATATTCCCGGAATCATTCATTTTCATGCGCTCCTGCCTCGCTACGTGCGTAAGCCGAACCGTTCCATACCCGGTTAATTAACTCCATAGCTGTACGGTCTCCGTGGCTGCCGGTTCGCTGACTTCGGGTAATTCCACCTCCTGACCGGCGGTCAGAAAAAGCTGGGCGGAAATGCCCTTATTGGCCGATACCACAGCCTCAGTCACGCCGCGTGTCAGGCCGTAATGCCGCTGACACAGCAAATCCACGGTATCCCCCTGTAATGCCCTGACCTTCATCAGAAAGCCTCCGTGAAATTGCGCGTTGCGCCACGGATATCCGCAATAGCCCAGCGCACATCGCGCCAGAGATCCTGCGCCTGAGTGGAGAGGGCAACGGCGCGTTTTTCACCGGCATCGCCGGTGGTATCAACATCGCGAAAAGTCTCAAGCAGAAGGGCGCGGGCGCAACTGAATACCGCGCGGCGGTAGCGGTGGATCTTCACGCTCTGCCCGTCAACCTGCATGGCCGGGACGGCGACCAGCGAGGCATAACCCGCAGCAATCTGTTCTGCCTGCCATGACGCCAGCTGCTCTGATACGTGGATCACCGCTTCCGTCACCACATGTTTGAGACGGGTGGTGGTCACGGCACCATTGATACGCATTTCAAGGCGCACATCGCTCAGGGCGATTTCCGGCCAGAACGAACCGGCAGTGACTTTTTCGCCACCATCATTGACGTCCGGCACATCTTCCGCAGAAGGTGTGACGGCGCGACCCGCTACAAAGCTCATCGTGTAGTCTCCTGAAAAGGTGGCGGTGAGCGGGCGGAAAAAAGTAAACGCCAGGCGCTACAGATTTCCGCCCGCGCCGCCAGCGCACGGGGCGCAAGTCAGTTATTTCGTCTTCTCTGTCGGCGCTTTTCGTTTTCGGGTTTGTCCGCCTGACTTCGCCCCGGTACGCGCTTTTGCACTTGTGTTGCGCCGGGTTCGGGTTGTAGTTTTTTCGGCGACAGTGGCAGGTTGTTCTGCGATGCCGTCCGCTGCTGCGGAAGCTGGCTCCGCGCCACCTGAACCGGTGCCAGTTGCGGCACTACCCGTGTCATCTGTCGCACCGTCGGCGGAACCGGTTGTTGCGCTGGCTTTTTTAACCACACGCGCCAGGCGTTCGATCTCTTTTTTCACCCCGGCTCCGGCATCAAGCGTCAGCGCCTTACGCAGCAGGGAAAGGGCGGTTTCCTGCTCTTCGGCTGTGCCGCTTCGCAGTGCAAATGCCCTCGCTTTGCAGAGCTTGGCGCGAACCACATCCGGCATATCGCTGTTTGCGGTGATCTCTTCGACGTCATCGAGCACCGCCAGATAGGGCGTAATATCGGTGCTGTCATCGGCCTTGACCTGTACCAGAATGGGATCGCAAATTTCGTCAACCAGTACGGTGGCGGGTGTGCGGTTAAAGCGGTCTGGCATCAGCAGGTTGTGGGAGACGACATAGCGCCCGATACGCACGGCCAGCGCGTAATCGCCCGCGTCCACCGCCCATACCATCAGCGTGGTGATCACTTCATCCTGCCGTCCGCTGCCGCCTGTCAGTGTTCCCTCGATCCAGCCCTCATAATTGGGAAGTAACTGGCGCTTCATGGCGGCTTTTGCCTGGTCGGACTGCACTTTGCGCAATGCACTCTGATCCATGCGCAGCCGGTGCAGGATTTGCTCATGCGCGGTGCGCGCGGTGTCGGTCTGCTCGTCGGTTTTGCCATGGCGTTCAGCCATGACCTTCTGAAAATGTTTTTGTGCCGGTGTCAGCATGGTTCTGTCCCCGAGTGAAGCGGGCCGCAAAGCACAGCCCGCCCGGTGTTACGCGCCGCCCTCAGCCGCTTCGGCGAAGGTGATCCCGTCGATAAACGCCACTGCGCCATAATCTTCAACAATGAAATCGTCATTGGATGACTGGTAAGTTGCGACGCGGTTGTACTCCGGCTCTTCCTTGATAGTCCGGCGCAGGGAGCCGCGCTGGAAATAGAGCGACAGGTTTTTGAACGGCGTGATGAGGATGCCGTTGCCGGGAAAGTAGGGCGCGATGAAGGTCGGCATATTCCCCACGCGCTCCTGCGACACAATGAGCTGCCCCGCCAGCATTTCCGTATTGGGATTGGTCTGGCTCATGGCATTGATGGTCGGGAAATTACTGGTCGTCAGCAGGTCGCCAGCCAGGATCACCACGTTGTCAGGGTTGCGCTTGTGCCACTCATCCATAAGGCTGTTTTTGGCGTCGTATACCGCTGCCGTCAGGTTGCCGTATGTCCCGGCAGCGACAATTTTGTTGTCCTGATCGCGGGAAGTGACTGTCACGCCTGTGATACGACGATGCGGGGCTTCATTGCGGATTTTCTGCAACCAGCCGATGCCGCAATCCTGCAACAGCGGGTTCGCCGCGCGGTCAGAGGGATCGGAATAGCTTGTCCCGTTGAAACCGATCATGATGCGGTCAAGCGACATCTGACGGGCCATTGCGCTGCTGATCAGCGGCTGAAAGTTTGGCTGATGCGCCCAGGCATCAAGCTGCGCGTACGAGATACCGTAGTCGTAGTTGGTCTTGCGGCAGAGGTAGCCGTAAGGATCCATGTTGTCATTGGATGCCGGATTGCGGCGCGTGGTGGTGCTGTTGTTCACTCCGGCCAGCGGCCCTTTGCTGCCGATCAGGATTTTCTGGCCGATCTGCTCATCAACGCCGAAGACGTTAATTTGTTTCAGAAAGGCGTCGCTTTCCTGCGCGGCGGCTTCAAGGCGCTGTTGCGCAGTCGGATCAACGCTGAACTGTGCCGCGACAGCGGCGGCTGTCACGCCGTTAAGCTGCGCCTGCCGTGCCACATACTGATCGAACAGTTGACGGGTATTATTTCTCATCTCTTTCTCTCTCGTTGCTGATATCAGTAGTCAGCCAGCTGCGCGTTATCACCACCGCTGGCAGGCGGGCGGCGGCTGAAGTTGCCGTCCGTGGTTTCAAGTTTCTGGCGCAGTGCAGCCAGATCGGTTGTCAACTGCTGAATGGCGGCTTTGTCCTGTGCGCGGCCCTGCTCAACGCTGCTGAACTGATCGCTGAGTTCAACCTGTGACTGCGCCACGGCTTCAACAGCCTGATGCACCTGGCTGAATCGCTCATCGTCGGTCTTCTGACCTTTGCCAAGGATGCCCATGACGCGGGAAAACCACTGTTTGCTCTCATCGCTGCGCTGACCGGAAAGCTCGATCACTTCCGCCTCAATGGCTTCGGTGAACATCGGCGGTTCCGCCTGCTGATTGTTGAATGCCATCACCTGCGCACGTTGCTGAGCAGCAAATTTCAGGCGTTCAGTGCCAAGGCTGGCGGGCGTGTCTGTCATCGCCAGACCCACAACATAGGCCTTGCCGTTAAGTGCAAACTGCGGGTGCAGCTCAATGCTGGAATAAACCTTTTGCCCTTTGTCGGTCATAGGTTTCATACGGCCTGAGTCTTCAATCTCCGCATAGAGCGCGGTGCGACCGGCCAGCGGCCCGTCGGTAATATCCTCGGCGCTTAATGCGGTCACATCGCCCATCGCCCCGAAATCACTGCCCGGATAAGGCGAGAGGTAATGTTCAATGTTGACGCGCGCCCCGTAGACCTCAGGGTTGTAGTTCGCTGCTGCGTCGCGGAGATGTTCCGGCTTAATTTCGCGGCCATCGACTGTGGCCCCGGAGACAGCAACACGGAATTTTTTGCGGGTTTTCGTTGTACCAGCCATGTTCGTTTGCTCGTTGTGGGTGAGTTCAGCGAAATGATGGCAGGGGCGGCATTGCCACCTCAACGCGTTGTTGTTGTAGGGGAAACACAACAACCAGAGGTGCGGGAAAGCATCCGCGCGCGCGGGTTAATCTCCCCGGCATACAGCGAGGAGAAGCGAATGTCGGTTGAGGAAGCGTTTATCAGGCAGCGGGCAAGACAACTCTACTGGCAGGGTTACCCGCCAGCAGAAATTTCACGCCTGATGGGGATCAATCAGAACACAGTCTATGCCTGGAAAAAGCGCGACGAGTGGGACGACACGCCGCCCATCCAGCGTGTCACCACATCCATTGATGCGCGTCTGATTCAGCTGACCGGCAAGGATAAAAAGACCGGCGGCGACTTCAAGGAAATCGACCTCCTGACGCGACAGCTTAAAAAGCTGGATAACGGCACCCCGGCCACGCAGCCGAAAAAGAAGCTGCGCAAGAAACAAAATACCTTCTCGGAATCGCAGATTGCGGCATTGCGGGAAAACATTCTTGGCTCGCTGCACTGGCACCAGCGCGGCTGGTTCGACAATCACCACCACCGCAACCGCGCCATACTGAAATCCCGCCAGGTGGGCGCCACCTGGTATTTTGCGCGCGAAGCATTGTTGCGTGCGCTGTCTGACGATGTGAAATACAAACATCAGCGCAACCAGATCTTCCTTTCCGCCAGCCGCCGCCAGGCGTATCAGTTCCGCAGTTTTATTCGTTCTGCCGCTGAGGAAGTGGACGTTGAGCTGAAGGGCGGCGACATGATCCAGCTGGCGAACGGCGCAGAGCTGCATTTTCTTGGCACCTCAGCCGCAACAGCGCAGTCATACACCGGCAATCTCTATTTTGATGAGTTTTTCTGGGTGGGGCAGTTTGCCAACCTGAAGAAAGTGGCCGGGGCAATGGCAACCCTGAAAGGGCTGACACGCACTTATTTTTCCACACCGTCAGCAGAAAGCCATGAAGCCTATCCGTTCTGGAGTGGTGAAGCGTTTAACAAAGGCCGCAGCCATGGCAAACGGATTGAGTTTGACACCAGTTGGAAAACACTCAACAGCGGCCTGATGTGTCCGGATAACATCTGGCGCCAGATTGTCACCCTTCAGGACGCCATCGATCACGGGTGGGATCTCACTGACATTGAGGAAATTCAGCAGGAGAACAGCCCGGAGGAATACGACAACCTGTATGGCTGCGTGTTCATCAAAAACGGCGAAACTGCTTTCGATTACAACCAGTTGCTGAGTTGTGGTGTTGACGGGTTTGACGACTGGCCCGACTGGAAACCGTACGCCATGCGCCCGATGGCAGATCGCGCGGTGTGGATTGGCTATGACCCCAACGGCGCCAGCGGCAAAGGTGACAGCGGGGCAATATCGGTTAATGCGGCGCCGCTGGTTCCCGGCGCCAAGTTTCGCACCATCGAAACCCAGCGCATACGCGGCATGGAATTCGAAGCGCAGGCGCAGCTGATCATCAACATGCTGACCCGCTACAACGTCCAGCACATCGGTATCGATGGCAGCGGCATCGGCGAGGCGGTTTATCAGCTCGTGAAGAAGAAATTTCCGGCGGCAGTGTGCTACCAGTTTTCACCCGCCAGCAAGCGCATGCTGGTACTGAAAATGCTGCAAATGATCCGCGCCGGTCGCTGGGAGTATGACCGGGGAGAGTATGACCTGATCACCGCGTTCAGTGCGGTGCGAAAAGTGGTCACACCGGGTGGCGTGATCACGTATGACACTGACCGCGCCCGTGGCGTCAGTCACGGTGACTTAGCCTGGGCGACCATGCTTGCCACTATCAACGAACCGCTGGGCGCTGACGGCGGCAATACCATGACCGTTATGGAGTACTGACTTTGAGCAGAAAAAAATATCCCCGCGCGCGGCAGCATTCCGGGGAACAGACAGACCTGGTTTCTGCACTGAAAACCCAGCCGGGACTGAGTTCTTTCACCTTTGACGGGCCATGGCCTGTCACGTCATCTTATGACCTGCTGGACAGCATGTATTGCGCCAACAATGGCCGCTATTACGAAACGCCGATCAGCTGGTATGGACTGGCGCGGCAGTTTGGTTATGCGAGCTGGCACCAGTCCGCGCTGATGTTCAAACGTAACGTGCTGGCCGGGTGTTTTATCCCGCACCGGTTGCTGTCCCGTCAGGTGTTCTCTGCCTTTGCGCTTGACTGGTTTGTGTTCGGTAACGCCTATCTTGAGCTGCGATCAAATCTGCTTGGCGGCCCGCTGGGGCTGCGCCATTCACTCGCCAAATACACCCGGAGGGGTTCCGATCTCGATACCTACTGGTTTATTCAGGCAGGCCTGGATGATCACCAGTTCAGGACTGGCTCAGTGTGTCACGTCATTAACCCGGATATTCACCAGGATATCTACGGTATGCCGGAGTATTTTGCAGGGCTGCTGTCGGCTAACCTGTCGCACTCGGCCGACAAGTTCCGCAAGCTCTACTATGACAACGGCAGCCATGCAGGTTGCATTGTTTACGTGAACAGCGCCATTGCCGATCAGGAAAGCCTCGACAAGCTCAAGAAAACGCTGACGGATACGCGGCGGGGTGGGGCATTCAAGAACATCCTGCTGCATGCGCCTGGCGGCGGGAAAGACTCGGTTCAGATCCTGCCGTTCAGCCAGATATCGGCAAAGGATGAGTTTATCGGTGTGAAGTCAGCAACACGCGATGACATTCTGGCCGCGCATCGCGTACCGCCACAACTGATGGGCGCCATCCCGGAGGGTAATGGCTCGTTTGGCGATGTGGAAAAAGCCGCCAGGGTATTTGCCATCAATGAGCTGACACCCGTGATGGAAGCCATGAAACACGTCAACGACTGGCTGGGTGAGGAGGTGATCCGCTTCAACCCTTATGCACTCCTCTCCGACAGCGCCTGAGCATTCCAGCAGACACCATCAGGAGTGGTGGTGTCGCGACTGCACTCCCGAAAATCCTTCTAATTTTTTCACCTTCCGGCACTGCCCGCCGCCTGTCGGGCATCGTTTTCCGTACCCGTCACCAGACGCGCTGTAAGCCGCTCTGAGGCCACATTTTCTCACCCACCCCCGCGCACGACCGTAGCGAGCGCGGGGCAATACAGCGCGGCTCAGGCGGAGATGCCGGAGGTATACGACCCCCTGCCTGCCCCCCAAAGCGCGCGCTTGCTCCCCCGCCTCGCCTGCGCGCTAAACGTGCCTCTTTTTGTGCACTTGCAAATGAGGCTACTTGGTGCGTCTGCCTTGGTCAGACACCTCTCCAAAAAAGCGTCAAAATTTTTGCAAAATTGTGCGAATTTATGCACTTAAAAACTATTGATCAGTGAGTTGTCTAATTCATTCCTTTTTAGGAGGCGTCTTTTTCATGTATTTCAATATATCATTTTCATTTTCGATGTATTTTTGGCAATCTTCATTGCTAATGAAATATACATGTTGTGGGTCTTTATTTAACCACCCCAGCTCTATGAATACTTCCATATGTACATAGGTTTCGAGATTTTGATTATTTACCTCTATTCTGTTGGAGGTTAATAATTCAGGGCTTATTTTATGGAAATATGTTTTTATTAAATTTTCTTTATTCGCAAAAAAAGTAAAGCATTTATTGAAGTTAATGTAATAAAAACCATCCTCATTAAATGGTTTGCTATGCTGTTGGTTTGTTATTCGATGGCCGCGGTATAGTTTATAACTATCTTCTGGCTCGCGTCTCAGGGAATTAATACTTATGAGTTTTATATCGCTGGGTAGAATATTTGGGGTTTGAATTTTTTCAAAATTCAGTTTTGTCTCATCCATGGATCGGATTAGTTTTAACACTAAATCATTAATGATTGATTGTTTATGTATGTTGCTCGACTGCGAATAAAACTCGCCGTTTAAAGGTTTTATTATTTCTCTTTTATCAATGATGAAGTCTAATTTATAGTTGCTATCTTTTTGAAGCCGTGAAATGTTGTCATCTTCAATGAATTCATTCAAATCTTTAAGGAAAGCATTTTGAATGTCGCAGTTATATTTTTCAGTTAATTTCGAATCATATTTACTTGCAATTATTTTATCCATAGTGAGCTGCATTATCTTACTTTTAATTTCTTCGAACGCTGTTATGGAATTATCACGTCTGCTTTCATATCCTACTAGTTGTGGATTGCTTGGTGATATTTCTAGCAACGAAATGATCTGCGAAAAGTATTCAGATTGAAGAATTTTCTCTATTTTATCAATGTCAAATGTAGTTATATTTTTACTATTAATGATCTCTTCAATGTTACGAATGTATATTGTGCTTAGGCCAGTGTTATAAACAGTGCTTTTGAAGAACAGTAACGCCAGAGCTACAGATCTATGATATCCATTTTCAATGCTTGATACCTCCATAGAACCAACCTCTTTTAGAGTGGCCTCATGATGGTAGTTATAAAATTTTGATTTTTTTTGAAATAAAATATCATAAGTACTTGGGTTGTAATATATTTCCTTAAAGAACTCAGGATTCAACCACATTAGTAATAATTCTTTTAATTTTGTTATTTCTTCATTACTATCTTTTATTTCAAGAAGCGGTTTTTCATCAGATTTTTTATATAAAAGATTTAGCCTCGTGCTAATGTAGCTCAAGACAGTAAGAGTGGCATCGATTACCGATGTTTGCCTATCACTCAGAGATTCAATATTGGGATGAGATAGATATTTGATTTTTTTTGTTAAAAAGTCTGAGTTTAAAAAGAAAACTGAATAGTATTTACTGATTAAGTTGTCAAGAGCCATTTTAATATAGTTAATAAAGAGATCTTCATTTTGTGTATACATTACTCTCTCTGTTGAGAACTCATTTATTAGTTTTGCGTAATTAATAAATGTTTCTTTATCAAAAATGTAGCGAGGCGCGGCGAACATGTAATCGAAAACCGTAGCTGTGAAAGCATAATATTCATTAAAAAATTTATAAAAAAGCTCTTTATAAAAATAAGCAAGTATCTCCGGTGAGATGTTTTTTGATGCCGGGGTTTCAATAATCATTCGTTGGAGCTTCTGGAAGATATCTATCTCCATTGAAGATATAATTAATATGCTCAGCGTTTCAATGCAAAAATTAAGCTGGTGGATGTCATTTGTGATTAGAGAGTTTATTATGCTTTGATTTGTATTGATTTCAATGGAATTATAAAAATAGTCGCTCTCGTCAATTTCTGATGCACTAAAGCAGTCGCTTATTAGTTTATTTAATTTATCATCTGACGTGAAGTCAAAATCTCTATCATGAAAAATATATGCATCTTTTATAAAGGATGCATCATAAAATGACGGTAATAATAATAATTTTATGTTCCCATTGCTATGTTTTTTAAGAATATAGTTATCTAGTTCAATGATTTTATCTTTGCTGAATGCAACCAATACCTTATCTTTTATGTTATAAGGGTTTATAAGCTGTTTACTTTCTCTTTCCGCGTAGTTTCTGTCATACTCCACAATTAAGGATTGGCGAGTTTTGACGAAATCAATAAATAATTGAGTTGTTATGGTTTTTTTATGATTTTTTGTTTTTATATATCGTCCAATTTCTTTGATTTTGCTCATTAATATATCGGTGACTATCTCTCTTTTTTCTGTAATAAAATATAGGTCTTTGAATATTTTCATGTACTGATAAATAAAATAAACAGAACATGCCATTGATAATGAATAATGTATGACACCTCCACCAACAGCTAAAAAGAAAACTCCAAATAACAAACCGCAAACAGCATCAACGCTAAATTTATAAAATTCATATCTCCGGAGAACCAGCTGTCTGGTAATATGCATAAAATCTTTATTTGATGCTTCAGCAACTTGCTGAACAAACATCGCCATGAAGGTTATTGATAAAGCTGCTATTGTTCCGTGTATTGACAGTATGCTCCCCCAGGTGCTATTTATCCAACCTAGTTTTTGTTTAAATATATCTGCTGAAGAAATAAACAACCAGGTATATTCATCTCCAAACAAATTGTTTTTAAAGAAAAAGAAAGAACCTGCAATTAGAGTGAAAAATAAAAAATATTTTGAAGATTTAACTTCTTTGTTTGTCGATTTTGTAATGTGCGAAATTACAGTGTTATTATCCATATTTAAACCTAAAGCCACTTTAGATATTAAGATTAGTCAGTGAGATATCTCATAAAGGCAAGTGATTTTTCTACCCTCTAGCACTGTATCCTATTCCGTCATTAATATTTGTCAACTACATGAAAAAGTTAAGACAATACTCAATATCATTTGCACATTTTGATAGCAGTTTTCCAACGGTCTACAAATATTTTTTTCCTGTGAGTTGCCAGGGTTTTTCTCCATTGCTTATCTACATCGGTAATAACAAGTTCACCTGTACGCGGGTTCGCGCGATACACGGTATCCAGCGCAGTGACTTCTTCGCCGCGCGCCAGCTGTATGGCCTGAATCCGACTGATCTGGATTTTTTTGATCTGTGCCCAAACCTGAACCTGTCCAGCCAGCGTTTCCACTTCTGGCGTAAGGGCTTGCTCTTGCTTCCGTAGTTCACGTGCTGCGCGCAGGTAACTTTCGGCGCGTGCCTGATCATATTCCGTGTGCTCACCTGACGTAATGGCGTGCGCCAGCACCTCAAATTCTTCGGCGGGTGATTTTTTCCGTTCCGGTTTGTAGTTTCGGATGCTCTCAGCAATGCGTTTTTTCTGTTCGCGCGTTAATTGCCCGATCACAATTTGCTCCGGCCCGTCAGCGCCAGCTGATACGGCTATTTCTGACGGTGCTGATGGTGGCGGAGTTGTTTGTTTTTTCGCCTCAGTACAGTTATTGACACGAGTCCAAGAGGGCGCGGGCGCGCCCTGAAGGTCAACGGCCAAACCCGCGCCATCTGAAACGGGCGGTTTCATCTTCACGATGCAGTAGGTTTTAAGGCGGGTGATTACCGGTTCAATGTTGACCGCTGGCATGACAAGGCCTTTGATCAGGTTCTGGTATTCGCCATAAGTGTTAGGTTCATCCTTTATCTGATACCAGATGCGAACGACCAGGTTTTTGCGTGCGACAAATGCGCCGCCCTGCAACTGCACATACTGCTGCCAGTCGCCAGAGTCGGCAGCGCGATGCAGCTCGCCAAATAGCGGATTTATGCTGTCTGCCAGCGCCTGATCGTGCATCCGGCGCAGTTCGCGCCACACGGAAACCGGCGCGCCGCCTAAAAACTGAAATTGACGAATACCCCAGCAGGAGGCCCAGGCGGTAGCGTGTTTGGCTGTCTCTTTTAGCGGTCTGCCGCTTTCATCGTCGGCTTCGCCATCGAGCGCGTAGCCATCAATATTTTTAGAGATGTATTTAACGACATAGCCTGTCGCGCTGCCTTTCTCCGGATCGATATCCTTCATTTCAAAGCGTGGCAACTTGCCATTTCTGCCGCGTAGTTCTTCGGCATCTTCGCGGGTGGCGTAGTCCTGCATTACCTCGCGCAATTCGCTGACGTGCTCCGGGGCGGTGAACAGCAACCCGTGCCAGTGTGGCGTTCCATCGTGATGAGACTCGGCCACGCGAAGCCCGAAAACGGGAATTTCGCGGCGGGCCAGTTCTGCGCGTATGTGCTGCCAGATGCGGTTAAGGTAACGCTGCGCGGCTCTGGGGCTTGCTCCACTCCATTTGGCATTACGATGCCCGAACATACTCCACGCGTGATAGCGTGACGGTGTGGTCAGGGTAAAAAAGCTTCCGGCAAACCCATTTTCATTGGCGATTTTTTCAAAGCCTCCAATCCGCGTCATCAGCTCAATGCGCCGTTTTTCCGGGTTGGAGATGCTTTTATCTATCTGCTCAATCAGCGATATGCGTTCTTTTGTGTCCTGATCTTCCAGCTCCAGCTTGCTCATGATCGCGCGGCTACGTTTACGCCGTGTATCCCACTCGCTGACATGGTGTTTGCTGCAATAGGGCGATATGTCGCGTTTCACGTCACCAAACGCGATATGCAGATGCTCGCGCCAGCGAACTGCGTATTTTCTTAATGCGCGATGCCACCAACGAGAATCCAGCATTTTACTGATTGCAGTGGCGAGTTCGTCGAGGCGCAACTTACGTTTGCCCGAGCCGGGTGGCATCTGACGAAAATAGAGAGTCAGGCGCGCGGCTTCGTTATACAGCCACACCGCTGACTGGCGGTCATCCAGTGCCGCTATATCGTCGTTTACTTCGCTGAGAACGCCTGTCATGTAGATGGCGATATCCTGCGCCATCAACTCCACATCTTCGGCTACGTAATCCGGCAGATTATTGAACCGGCGGGTTAATTCCCCCAGGTTCTTAAACGTGTGGTAAAGCGTGTTGAGTTCACTGTATGCCTCGCCATCGCTGTCAACCGGAATGGAATATTGTTCAGTTACAGCCTGAATATGTGGCAGATCTCGCCTGACGATATCCCGCACGGCCAGCCTGGCAATATGGCGGCCTTTCATGGAATGGATGCTGTCAATGCGCACCGCCAGACGGCGGCGAATGAACAGCGGGAGAGGTTGAAGGGTACGTTTAACCCAGTCTAAAAACTCCTGCTCTTGACCCAGCTCAACGAGATCAACAGCAGGTGTCTTATCGACATAAATGGCTTTTCTTGGTTTGTTCCACTCATAGGCGTACCGGGTAGCATCATCAGAACTACCCGGAAAGGGAGGCGGTGGAGAAGGGGCGCGACGGCCACGGTTTGCCGTAGTCATTCTGTTGCCCCGATGTAGCAGAGCGCTTTACTCATGGATGGAGTTCAACGCACTTTTACAGCCATTAGCAGGATCGAAACCAATCCACGAGGCATATGGTTTACTGTTGGAAACGGCGATCACTTCAGTGGCTTTTTTCCCGTCGCCAGCAGCAACGCCGATCCCCCGCGATGCGCTGATGCGGTGGAGGGTGAAAGCGCGATACAGGGAGGAAACCAGCATTGTGTTAGCGTTGGATGCGATAACCGGGAAGCCTTCCGCTGCCAGTCGTGTTAGCACGGATGCTAGGCAATACTGATCGCCCTCACTGAATCCTTTAGTGTGATACGCGGAAAACACGCCGTCATAGGGTGGATCGCAGTACACAACATCGCCGGTCTGCACCATGCTCAGTGTTTCTTCAAACCCCGCACAGATAAAGGTTGCGCGTATGGCTTTATCAGCAAAAGCACGTATCTCTGCTTCTGGGAAATAGGGGGCGCGGTAGTTGCCATATGGCACATTGAAACCGCCGCTACCGTTATAGCGGCACAGGCCTCGATAACAGTGGCGATTCAGGTACAGAAAATAAGCCGCTCTTGTGCTGAGCGGCAAAGCAGCATCCTGATTAAATGCGTGCCTGATGTAGTAATAGTCGTCAGAGGTGGGGTAGCTTTCGAAAACGATCTGAGCCAGTTCAATGAACGCGTCACAATCGCTGGCAATGGTGCGATAGAGATTAATCAGGTCGGGGTTGATATCAGCGACGAGATAGGTCGGATAGTCAGTGGCCATCATTACAGCACAGGAACCCGCGAAAGGCTCAACCAGACGCTGACCGCCTTCGGGAAGATGCTGTAACAGATCGGGCATAATGGCGGATTTATTACCCGCCCATTTAAGAATGGTGCTGATCATTTCTTACCCCGGAGATGTTTGTTTTTTGATTCGCTAATGGTCTGGCATGTCACGCACAGTTCCACCCCAGGCACGGCAATACGGCGCGCTTCAGGGATTGCCGCGCCGCAACAGCCACAGGTCAGGCGGGAAACGGAAGTCTGTTTACTGCGGGCGTTCAGGATCTGACGTTCCCGCTCCTCATATTCGTGTTGCTGCGCAATATCAATTTCGTCCGCCATCAGATGATCTCCCCAATGGCATTGGCTACGTTGATCGCCTCTTGCCGCAGAAGCTCACTGGCTTCTTTGTAGCTGAGCTGGTGGCTGATAATTCTCCCGGCCAGGGAATCCAGCCGAGCTGCCATGGCTTCCATACGGGCGCGGCGTTCATCCATGCGGGCGGCAGTCAGCAGATCGTTAAGGCCGGCATCATCGGAGCCGATTTTTGTTGTGCGGGTTTCGATATTTCGACGTTGCATTTTTTTAAGCTCCGTATACCGACGGTGTAGAAGGGCGCTGCAATTCTTCAATGCAGTGCTGACGTAAGTTCTTAACGAAATCTTCAGCAATAGAACCGTGTGCAGATAATGTTATTTCGCCGTCACGTTGGGTTTTTATTGTTAGTCCCTCGTTTTCTATAGCTGGCAAAATAATATGCAGAATGAAATTAAACTGATCTCGTCTCGTCATGATGTTTTCTCTTTTCAAAGATGAGCTAATCCGCCATCGCTTTTTAAGCGATGGTGAGAGCAGGAACGATTTTTTAAGACCGAATTACTTAACCAGTTTTTTAATTAATTCGACCAGTGCGGTAGCAAATCCTTTATTAATATTTTGGACATAAACAAAAGGCTTATTCAGTCCTTTGATAAATTGAACTTTCGCCGGTTCGGGCTTAAAAAATCTCCCGTCCGGAGTTTCGAGCCATCCGCGCGAGTTCTTAAAGTGCGTGACCTGACAGCCATTGCGCAGGAGGCTTGCCAGTGTTGGGCCGTCATCGTGCATTATTGCCCCCTTGCTTTAACATGCTGTCTACCGTTTGGATTGCTTCGGCCAACGCGAAATCGCGGCCAAAATAATTGCCGTCATTAGATATCACATACGTATTTGACATTGTTACGGGATTACGCGGGCACTTTTGAATAGTGAACCCGCGATATACATAACTATGTCGGCTCAGTTGAATTAATTGGCTCATTAACGTGTCCGCTTATTATTCGTTATTAATAATCAGACTCGCCCGGATTGAGTGGCGCGACTATTCCTCTTTAATACGGTGTGCTTATTACCTGTGGTGCGGCGGTAACTTGCCTTATCACGCATTAATCTGTCGATATAGTGTTTTTCTTCCGGGGTAACCAGGGCGCGACAGTGAGCGACGGCCTCCCAATATTCCTGAAGCATAATAAAACGCTTCGGGCGTTTAGAGCCTGGCATACCTTCGCGGTGCACAGGTAACTGAGCGCGATCCATCAGATTGCGAACCGATTTGAGTGTGCGGCCAGTGAGGTAGGCAAATTCGACAGGCGTCACAAAAATCTGTTTCTGCAACTCTTCGGTGTTCATATCGCGGATGCTTTCAGCTTGCGAGGTGGACATTTTGCATGTCCGGGCCACGCGCGCCGGGTCTAACGGAAATTGTCTGCTCAGGTCTGGAATTAAAGTGTCTTGCATATCAAACCCCATGGTTTCTTTAAGAATTTGGCCGGGACTTTTACCCATGCCCGGCGCATGGTTCTGTGGTAGCATCAGCAAAAGCTAGCTGTTACAACCTTCTGATCATTCGGCGATTTTTAAAAACTTCAGTGGAAATGATGGGCTGTCAGAGCATGAGAAAGAATCGTTGTCTGTTGGGCCAACGATACTTGCATGATCCGCAAGTGCGTCCTTCATCCAATCGAGCACGGCTAATGCTTGTTTGTAATCGCCACCCTTAAAAGTTACGAGGAGGTTGTTGACTGCTTTCTGTACGTTTTCTTCATACAACTGAGCATCAGAGGGACTGTTAAACATGTGCATATACTTTGTGATCTCCAATAAATCTCTTACTGAATGGTCGTGGCGCGTCGTTAATGATGACGGAGCAACTGTTGCACGTTCAGCTAATACCTTTGCCAATCGCCCTGAATGCATTGCCGATGCTGAAAAATTCAGAGATAGCATTGGTGACGCAGCGTTTTATGACGCCGCAGGGGTGCCTATCGACCAGATGCATCTAAAAAAAGGTGTCTTTCCACCTGCTAAGTCATTCATCAATGTAAAAGTTGAGAAATAAGCCTTTAGCGAAGAGCGTCAGCCAATCCCAGAATTGTTGAAAAGTCAGAGCCAGAGAGTTTGTAATTAGACTCTTTGGCTTTTTTTTCAATAAAATCAACCAACTCAACTGCCAAATCAACTTTCTGGCGCGGTGTCATCACCAGGTCTGCCTGTTCCCCACCTGAAATCTCGCATTTATGACAAGTTCCCGTATTTAATTCGATATCTCGTGATTCTGGCATTTGATAGACTCCCTCTGTTGAGGCTTTCTGAGGCATCCAAAGCTCTCGTAAGCATCTAATGGGACATAGGCAAATGTTGCCTATGTGATGATTTATTATGATTTTGATGAGATCTTATCATTATGTCAATGACGCAAGGCGAAAAACTCGCTCTGATACGAGACTCTGAGCGCTTAACAAAACGCCAGATGACTGAATTGATTGGTTTAAATTATTCAAGCTATGGAGGGTATGAGAGAGATAAAACCAAGATGACGCTTGAGGCCGCTATAAGCATTTTTGGACACCCCAGGTTTCACAAGTATCAAGACTGGTTTATGTATGACCGCACTGATCCCAGCCGGGGCCAGATTGCTCCGGCTCTCGCACACTCTGGGCGAGAAGGAACAGAATCAGACCACTCAGGGAAACAGACTGGCTAACGATTTATAAACATTACATTTTCACTATTTGTTACCAGGATAGTGATATGACCGTTGGAGAGATTTCTTATGTCGATTAAGAAACTTGAAGATGGTCGCTATGAAGTGGACGTAAGGCCTCGCGGGCGCGACGGAAAGCGCATTCGGAGGAAGTTTGAACGTAAGGCGGATGCTCATGCTTTTGAGCGAAGCATTATTGCGAAGTACCAGAACCATGATTATCTGAACCGGCCAGCGGACAAGAGACGGCTTAGTGAGTTTATTTCGCTATGGTGGCTGCTGATAGGACGGAACAAGAGCTATGCAAACCGGCGTCTAAGCGCTGTAAATTGCATTTGCAAAGATATGGGGGATCCGATGATTTATCAGATTGATGCGCGATGCCTTATTGATTATCGCGCGTACAGACTGGAGCAGGGGATTAAGGCTTCAACGATAAACCATGACCTGTTTGCATTGAGTGGTGTTTTTAAATCGATGGCAGAGATAGATGAGTTTCATGGTGAAAACCCTGTATCAACGATAGCTGCCCTGAAAGAGCCGAAAACAGAGATGTCATATCTCACTCAATCTGAGGTCGATAATCTGCTTTCTATGACCAAAGGTGATTACTACCGTATTGCCGTTTTGTTGCTGGCGACCGGCGCCCGATGGGGGGAAGCCCATCAATTGAAAGCTGAGAATATCGTTGGCAACAAGGTTGTATTCACGCTCACAAAAAATGGAGAAAGGCGGGTTGTCCCGATTTCTGACGATATCGTGAAAATTGTCAGTGTCCGTGAAACCGGCAAGCTGTTTCGCGTGAGCTATTCCAGGTTCCGGCGTTTGATGAAGCTGGCAAAGCCTAACTTGCCTGATGGACAGGCGGCGCATGCGCTGCGGCATACCTTCGCCACTCATTTCATGATGAAGGGCGGGAACATCATCGCATTACAAAGAATCCTGGGGCATTCAGACATTTCACAAACCATGACGTATGCGCACTTTGCACCCGATTATTTGCAGGACGCGGTGAGCTACAACCCACTTAGTGACGCGTCCACATTGTGTCCACACAATGGAGGCAATTCGGGGGTTTTGAAGGTTAGTTGA